ATGTCAGAAGAAATCAATGCAACTGTATCTACTGAATCAACTGAGACTGTCGACACTCAAGGAAATGTTGATTCAGTGCAGGAAGAAAAGCACGAACGAACTTTCACTCGTGCTGAAATCGGTAAGATGCTATCTGCCGAACGCTCTAAATGGGAAGCTGAGCAAGAAGCCAAGGAAAACGAAGCTAAGAAACTTGCCAAGATGAACGCTGACGAGAAACAAAAATATCAGTTGGATCAGCGTGAGCAAGAACTAGCTGACCGTGAAAAGGCTATTGCTCGCAAGGAATTGACCGCAGAAGCTAAAGCAATGCTAAGTGAACGTGACTTACCTGTTGAGTTAGTGAACGTGGTTGATTTGACAAGCGCAGAGACGGTATCGCAGTCTGTCGCTGTATTGCAGAAATCATGGGAGCAAGCCGTGCAAAAAGGCGTACAAGAAAAGCTAAAAGGCGGAGCCCCAATGAAACAAGCGCCAGTCGATAGTGACGGTATCACAAAAGAAGAATTTGCTCGTATGGGTTATCAGAGTCGAAATGAACTCTATCAAAAGAACCCAGAACTCTATAAGAAATTGAAAGGTTAAAATAAATGACAGCAGGACAAACTAAACTAGCCACTATGGTTAACCCAGAGGTGATGGCGGACATGGTTTCCGCTAAACTACCTAAATTGATTAAATTTACTCCACTTGCTTATGTGGAAACAGCACTCCAAGGACAACCAGGGAATACTCTAACAGTTCCAGCATGGGAGTATGCAGGAGATGCGACTGAGGTTGGAGAAGGTCAAGCTATTTCTCCAGACCAATTGACTACTAAAAAGACCACTATGACCATCAAAAAGGCTGCTAAAGGTTATGAAATTACCGATGAAGCTCTTTTGTCAGGTCTTGGCGACCCACTAGGTCAAGCTACTTATCAGCTTGGTTTGGCTATTGCTAACAAGATTGATGATGATTTGGTCGCAGTAGCTAAAACTGCAACACAACATATTACAGAAACTCCTACAACTCTTGCAGCAATTGATAAAGCTCTTGAGATTTTTGAGGACGAAGAAGATGCGCGATATGTTGCTATCATCAACCCTAAAGATGCTATCAAGCTAAAAACTGACGTAGCAAAAGAATGGACTAAAGGTTCAGAGCTTGGTGCAGATATGGTTGTATCCGGAACGTTCGGTGAAGTTGCCGGTGTGCAAATCGTCCGTTCTAAAAAAGTTGATGAAGGTAAAGGATTTATCGTCAAAGTCTCTCCTAGCCAAACTCAGACAGACGATGCCAACAAATATGGTGCGTTTGTTATCATGCTAAAACGTGATGTGGCTATCGAAACAGACCGTGACATCCTTAAAAAGACAACGGTTATCACTGGTGATGAACACTATGGTGTTTACCTTTACGACCCTACACGAGTTGTAAAATTCGGTGAGGGGTGACGGCATGAGCTTATTGCTACGACGTCATTATATCCAAGAGGAGCAGGTTAGCCAGTATTCTGATTTAGAGAATAAGACTCTAGAAGAGTTGAAGAATCTAGCCAAAGAAGCTGGCATAGCTGGCGCCTATAAGTTATCAAAAGCCGAAATTGTAGAGGTGCTGGAGGATTTAAAAAGTGAAATTTAAAATCAAACAAGATTTCTATGATTGGGAATCAAATGTGAAACGACTGGCAGGAGGGGAACTTGAGATTACTGAGGAGCGCTATGTTGAGCTGGCTGACAATATTGCCAGCAACGGCGTTGCTATCTCAGATGTTCTTGAGAAAATCCTCCCTGAACCTGAGTTCTTAGAAGAGGATTGATATGTCTATAGAGTTGCTGAAGAAATTAACAGGCGAAGAAGATACTCAGCTTCTCATGTTGCTCCAAACAAGAGCTACAAATCTTATCTTGTCAGAGACTAATCGAACATCTTTGACACCTGCTTTAAGTCTCTTAATACCTGAGGTTGCTATCGAACTCCACAACCGCTCAGGAGCGGAAGGAGAGCATTCAAGGACCGAAGGTGGTATAGCAGTAGTCTACGGAGAAAACGGCCTGTCTACGGGCCTTTTACAGCGTATACGTATGCATAGACTAGCAAGGGTGGCAGGCCATGTTTTTGAAGCAGAGTAGACTGAAACCTTATCCAATGCGACGGTTTGAAAAGACTGTCACTGAGGAAGGTGTCGCAAAAGAAGGATATGTCAAGGAAGCTGAGACAATCCGTCTTGAGTTGTGGCCAGCTAGTAGTAAACTACAGTCTGAATTGTATGGCGAGCGTGTCAATGATATTTTGAACGCAAATGCCAACAAGTCAGCTACAATCAAAGTGAAAGATGGTGTGTGTATCGATAGCCAGACAGAAGTGACTCACAGGGTTATTTCTAAAAAGGTCTACACACATCATCAAGTTTTGGAGTTAGAGCGTGTCAGGGCTACTAGGGGCAGATAGGCTCATAGCTAAATGTAGACGATTGGCTAGTAAAAAAACTGGCGAGGATATCGTCTTACGTGCGGTACACAATGCTACTATAAAGGTTGTCCAAGCAGATGCAAGAAGACTCGCACCAGTGAGAGATGGAGAGCTTATAACTAGTATCAAAACTAGGGCAAAAATGGACGGAGATAAGGCTATAGGCGAGGTTTACACCAACCTAAAATACGCTCCTTACGTTGAGTTTGGAACGGGACCAAAAGGACAAGCTAGCCATTCTGGTATCTCTCCAGAGGTCAGCGTAACTTACAAGTCTAGTCCGTGGTATGTGCATGAAGACCAAATCAATGTAGGACCTTACCACTTTCAAAAGATTGGGGAGTTCTACAAGATGTATGGTCAACCTGCCCAGCCTTATCTTTATCCAGCTTTGAGAGACAATCAAGAGCGTGTGTCTAAGAATATTTCGAATTATGTCCGTAGAAAGATAAGAGAACAAATAAAATGATTAATATCAAGCCTGTTATTTATAAAGAATTGCAAAAGGTCGCAGATAATGTGACTGATACTTATCCTAGCGATTGGGAGACTTTCCCAGTCGTTATTTTTTTAGAAGAACAAAACAAGCCGGGTGATTGGTTTGATGACCAGGAACAAAAATCATCTATCCGCTATAAGGTGGATATCTTTGATGATACCAGCACTAGTGAGTTAGCTGTTAAAATCAATCAGATTTTTGAGTCTTTAGGTTTGCGAAGAACCGACTGCCAAGACGTGCCAGACCCGTCTCATTTGAGACATAAGGTCATGCGCTTTGAAGGTGTCGTTGATTTAGACTCAGAGCTTGTTTTTCAATTTAGAATGGAGAATTAAACATGTTAGCAAATGGAATTACGCTATCTTATGGCGAAGCTAAAGGAACTTATACTAAACTTGTTGGATTGAAAGAAGTGCCAGAGTTTGGTATTGAACTCGAAAAAGTAGAAAATACTACTCTTGAAGATACAGTGAAGAAGTACGAGTTTGGTATTGGGGACATAGGAGAACTTGAGTACAAGTTCTCTTATAATAATTCAAGCGCAACTGCTCCTTATCGTGTATTGCGTAAGGCAGCAGACGACAAGGAAAAACTCTACTTCGAACAAGCTTATCCAGACGGTACTAAGGTCACATTTGAAGGTCAAGTATCCGTAAAACTTGGCGGTGGCGGTGTCAATGCCGTTATCGATTTCACCCTTAAAATTGCTTTACAGTCAGAGTTGGAATTTGCAGATGGTGTTGGAGGTTAATTAAATGGCGTTAAAATACACAACTTGGAAAGTTACTGACGAAAAAGAGTTGAAGCTACGTTTGACATCTCATCAAGCTGCAACTGTGGAAGAAAAAATCGGCATGAACTTGCTGAAGATTTTCATGCCTGAAGCTGGCGAAGAGTTCACCTTACCGCCTTTGAAAGTTATGTTGTTGTTAGTTCACGGCGCCTTGCAGCAGTATGAACATGGGTATTCTCTTGAGGATGTCTATGATTTATACGATGAATACGTGGACAATGGTGGAGACCAAACAACATTCATGACAGAGGTTTTAATGCCACTCTTTGAAGTATCGGGTTTTACTCCACGAGGAAGCAAGGGCAAGAAAGCTTCCAAGAAGAAAATGACAGTAGTCGAGTAATCTTAACGGTAACGCAGATTATTGAGAGGCTTTATCCCATGTTTTTGGACATCGGGGGAAAGCCTCTTGATTTTTGGGATTTGACGGTGCTTGAAATCAGGGAAATGATAGAAAGCTACAACCGTGTCAAAATCCAAGAGCGTAAAGAAAAGATTATTGACTCGTACATACTTTCGCGAATGATAACTAATCATGTTTCCTTATTACTGTCCAATGACGCTAAGATTGTTGAGCTTTGGGAATATGCGCCTGAGTTGTTTGTAGAAGAACAGCAAGCAGTAGAACAGGAACGACAGAGACAAGCGCTTTTGTTGCATAAGGAACGGATGCGTGATTTTGCAGAGAGACATAATCGAAAAAGGAAGGAGGAAGTAAATGGCAACTCTTGATGAATTGAAGGTCATGATTGACGCTGAGATAGCGCCTTTCAGGAAAAAGATGAAAGAAGTCGAGAATCAGGTCAAAGGAACATCTGACCAAGTGAAAAATGCCACTGCCAAAGTTCGTGAACAGTCGAACTCAATCGGTAGTGCGTTTGGTAAGCTGGCTAAGTTTGCTGGTTTTGCAATCCTTGGTAAGAAATTACTTGATGTTGGGATGTATTCAACGCAGACAGCTCTTGAAGTGTCAGCGTCTATGAACCAAATCAAGCGACAGATGGGCGAGAGTTCGCAATCTTTCTTAAAATGGGTTAACGATAACGCCAACGCTATGAATATGGGTGTGGGTGAGGCTACCAACTACGGTGCAGTCTATTCAAACTTATTTTCTGGATTTATCAAAGATACCAACAAGCTAAGTGCTTATACTGCTAAGATGTTGCAGACATCGGCAGTGGTTGCTGAAGGTTCAGGGCGCACGATTACAGACGTTATGGAGCGGATTCGCTCAGGTCTACTAGGGAACACCGAAGCAATTGAGGACCTAGGAATCAACGTCAATGTGGCTATGATTAAGTCCACTGAAGCTTTTAAGAAGTTCGCAAACGGACAAAGCTGGCAACAATTAGACTACCAAACCCAGCAACAAATCCGCCTTATGGCTATTCTGGAACAGGCTACAGCCAAGTATGGGAATACCTTGTCTAATTCTGTAAATGGTCGTATCAGCCTGTTTAAGTCGCTGATGAAGGACGCAGCATTGAACCTTGGTAACTCTATGTTACCGATTATCAATGCCATTATGCCTGTCTTGAACTCTTTTGCTATGGTTTTGAAGAACGTGACGGCTAAACTCGCTGAGTTTATCGCTTTGATGTTCAACAAGAAAGCAACAGTGAAAGATGGTGTTGGTGGAGTAGTTGGAGACATGGGTAACGCCATGAAGGATGCTGCAGGCGGAGCAGGAGACCTTGCTGACGCAGTAGACGACGCTGGAGATTCAGCAGGAGGACTTGCTGACAATCTTGGAGACTCCGCCAAAAACGCTAAGAAAGCTGCTAAAGAGTTGCTAGGTCTTTTGGGATTTGATGAGATTAACATCTTGCAAAAACCAAAAGATGACGATGCAGGCGGTTCTGGAGGCGGTGGCAAAGGTGGTAAAGGAAAGGGAGGCGGTGGCGGACCTTTCAAAGACATCTTGCCAGAAGTCGAGTTGACCGACATGGACAACAAATTCAAGAGCATTTTTGATGGTCTTGGAGATAAGCTCAAAGGGTTGTTTGACCTCTTCAAGAAAGGTTTTGATGCAGCATTTAGACCAGAAGGTATAAAACGCATTAAGACTGCCTTAGACCAAATAGCTAAGACAATGGGAGAAATCGCCACTGACCCAAGGGTTGTGAATGCCTTTAACCGAATGGCTGAGAAAATTGCTTATGCTTTAGGGCAAGTGACAGGCTCAATAACCACTATCGGGCTAGGTATCGGTGTTTTCCTTGCCGAAAGTATTGCAAATGGCCTTGGAAGGCAAAAAGAACGCATTACCAGGGCGCTAGTCGCTTTGTTTGATAATGTTGGTAACCTTTCCGAGGCAGTAGGAAACATAGCTCAGGACTTTTCTAGTGCTTTCTACGACGTCATTACCTCAACTGGTGCGGTTCGTATCGGTAGCGCTATTGTGTCAACTCTGTTGAGTTTGACATCTACCATTGTTGAAGTTGGTAGTAAATTAGCAGGAAGTTTGTTTAAAGGTTTTGAAAAAGTCGTTGTGACAAGCGCTCCTAAAATTTCATCAGTCTTCCAAAGTTTATTAGATACTGTTGCGCCTGTATTTGAGAGCATTGAAAGGTCTGTTAACAAATTTGGCGATGGCTTAAGTCGTGTTTATGATGAACATGTAGTCCCTGCTATTAACTCTATTGCTAATGCTTTTAATGGGCTAATTGACATTATTCAGATTCTCTGGGAGAATTCCTGGCAACCTTTTGCTGAGTTTTTATCAGGAGTATTCGGTGTTAGTATTGAAGGCATTTCAGATTTATTAGGAGGTGGCCTTTTAGCCACTTTGGGACTATTGGCGGATGCTATTAAGTTAGTGGCAGATGGTTTCACCGTTTTTTCTGACTGGTGTAAAGAAAACAAAGAACCTATCGTAGCTTTGATAACAACTTGGCAAACGATTAATTTCTTATCATGGGCAGAACAAGCTGGAGGACTTGCAGGAGCATTCAGCTTGTTAGGTAGTAAGATCTCTTCGATTGTTGGAGGGATTAAGAATCTAGGTCTTGCTATTAAAGCATTGACATTTGATAAGTTGGTCAGTTTTGGTGAAACAATCTATTTGAACACCTTATATGCAAAAGATTTTGTGGTCAATTCAGGTAAAACAATTGCACAGCTAGGAAAAACTGCTTTAGAACTTGGTAAATCAGCTCTAGCATGGACTGCTCATGCAGCGAAAATGGGATTAGCAACCGCGGCGGAATTTGCACATTCTGTTGCAGCAGGAGTCGCTACAGCTGCAACATGGGCTTTTAATGCAGCGTTAGCTGTTTTGACAAGTCCAATAACATGGATTATTGCAGCAATCGCAGCCTTAATTGCTATCGGTGTTTTGCTCTACCAAAATTGGGACACTGTTGTTGAGTTTGCTAAAACTGCATGGCAAGGACTATGTGATTTTATCAGTGGTATTTGTCAAGCGATTGGCGAATTTTTCAGCGGTCTATGGACGAAACTCCAAGAAATCTTTGAGCCAATAGGTCAATGGTTTAGCGAGAAGTTCCAGCAAGCATGGGATGCTATTGGAAATATATTTGGCAACTTAGGCTCTTGGTTTGGTGGCCGTTGGAATGATTCTAAAAACGCACTTGCCGAAGCAAATACTTGGCTTGGTGATAAGTTCAAGTCAGGTCGGGATAAAGTGAACTCAGCTTTTGAAAAAGTTGGCTCTTGGTTCGGTGACCGTTGGAATGATATCAAAGATGGAGTGAAAGAAGCTGATACATGGTTTGGAGAGAAATTTGAGAGTGCAAAAAAGAAAACTCAGAATCCTTTCCAAAAAATCGGTTCTTGGTTTGGTGATAGATGGAAAGATATGCAAGATGCCTTGAAAGAAATCCCCAACTGGTTCAAGAATCTGTTTAATGATGCAATGGATAATGCTAAAAACATCGTTAAAAGTGGTATCGATAAACTAAAAAGCTTCTTTAACTTTGATTGGAGCTTACCAAAAATCAAACTCCCTCACTTTAATATATCTGGTAGCTTCAGCTTGATGCCTCCTAGAATTCCATCATTCTCTGTAGATTGGTATGCACGAGGCGGTGTATTCAACTCTCCTAGCATCATTGGGGTCGGAGAAGCTGGTCAAGAAGCGGTAATGCCTCTTGAACGGAATACAGGATGGATTTCTATCTTGGCTCAAAAACTGGCTGAAAGAATGCCTGCTAATAATGTACCTACAGGTTATTCATTACCGGCTGGCGACATCGTTATCCAAATCGCAGGCCATGAGTTCGGACGGGTAGCTATCCAAGAAATCAACAAGGAACATGAACGAGCAGGTCAAACCTTGCTCAAGATTTAGGAGGTTAAATGGCACAATTGACAATCAATGGGGTGGCTGTGAAGCCTCCCAAATCTTTTCAAGTCGGTATTCAAGATATCGATGGAGAGACAGGGCGTAATGCCAATGGCGACATGGTGCGTGACCGTATCACGACCAAACGCAAACTAGACTGTGAATGGGGTATGATGACTCAGGGAGAAATAAGTCAGCTTTTACATGCTGTATCATCTAAATTTTTTGAGGTATCTTATCCAGACCCCATGGATGGCCAAGTCACAAAGACTTTCTATGTCGGTGATAGGACAGCTCCTAGCTATACCTTTACTGAGAAGTTTAAACCTTGGTCTGGCGCTAAATTTAATCTGGTAGAGAGGTAAGAAAATGGACGCTTTAACTAGACGACAATTTGACAGAGCCATGTTTGCCAAGGAAAGGACGCTGGCTATTCGTGTTGGTGAATATGCTTCACGGGATATCAAAGAGGCTAGTTTTGAGTATGGCTACATCAAGGGCGATACTTATAAGCCTGGTGGAACCTGCGCTGGTAGCGGTAAAATTACCTTTACCAGTATCATTACCACGTTCAATAAGCTGGATACCCTGCACCCTGAGATTGGTCTACTGGTTGGGGATACCTACCAGTGGGTCAAGATGGGGGAATACTTCATCAACGATATTGAGATTGACCGAAACCGAAACACTACCACGCTTGAACTTATGGACGGTATGTTTAAGCTCAATCGTGAGTACGTGACGGATTTGCATTTCCCAGCTGAAGTACGAGAGGTTATTCAGGAAATCTGCCTGAAAACAGGCATTGAGTTAGCGAATGACTATTTCGGAATCAGCGCGATGCGTTATCATATTGAGCAAGTTCCTGAGGGCAAGAAACTTTCCTTTAGGGATATGCTGAGCGCTATGACTCAGATGATTGGGATGTCTTGTTTCTTCAACAGAGAAGGCAAGATGGAAATCCGTGATTTGACTGAGTCCAATATCACGATCAACGCTGACAGTTACTTCTTGCATGGCTTGACCAAGAGTGAGATTGAGTATCAGATAGCTGGTATCACTTGTAAGACGGACAAGAAGTCTCTGACGGTCGGTATGAAGACGGGCCGGTCTTTGGAACTGGACAATGTCTTCATGACCCAGAGCGCTTTAAATGACCTGTATTACAAACTGAAAAACCTAACTTACTATCCGTATAATCTCAACTACCAAGGGCATTTACTGCTTGAGGTTGGGCAGTGGGTAACCATTCAGACCAACAAGAAAGAGACTTTTAAAGTTCCCGTGTTAAGTCAGAGCTTTACCTTTAAAGGTGGTCTGAGAGGTCGTATCAGTGCAGATAGTAAGGCTGGAAACGATACCCAGTATTCTTACGAGGGTACGATTACCAAGCAGATAAAGCAACAAGATGGCATTGAAGCGAAAATCCAAGCGCAGATTGAAGCAACAGATAAAGATTTTGACCAAAAGGTCGACAAAATCAAAAAAGACTTTAACGATCAAGTAGAACTGGCCAAAGCCAGAGCTGAAGAAGTCAAGAGAGAACTGTCTGACACTATCAATCAGCGATTTAATAGCTTTGACAACGGGCCATTGAAAGAAACTAAGAGCAAGGCTGAGGAAGCTTTGCGAAATGCTGGCGCAAGTACCCTGCTTGCACAGGAAGCTAAGCGGATTGGGCTGGATTCTGTCGCTAGACTTGAAGCGTTTAAGTCGCAGACTACGAGCGCACAAACGGCTCTGTCGGGTGACTTGGACGCTCTGAAACGGACTATCGCGAATGATATTCGATCGAAGCAAGCACAGGCTGAAACTGAGATTGCCAAGCAAGTTGAAGCACTTAGCCGGACTAAAAATGAACTGGCTGGCGCAAGTACCCTGCTTGCACAGGAAGCTAAGCGGATTGAGCTGGATTCTGTTGCTAGACTTGAAGCGTTTAAGTCGCAGACTACGAGCGCACAAACGGCTCTGTCGGGTGACTTGGATGCCCTGAAACGGACTATCGCAAACGATATTCGACAGAAGCAAGCACAGGCTGAAGCTGAGATTGCCAAGCAAGTTGAAGCACTTAGCCGGACTAAAAATGAACTGGCTGGCGTGAAGTCAGCGCAAGCGACGTATGAGGAGACGACGACTCGTAGACTGTCAGAACTGACCAACTTGGCCAATGGTAAAGCCAGCAAGTCAGAACTCACGCAAACAGCTGAGGAGCTGGCTAGTCGGATTGCGAGTGTGCAGGCATCCGGTCGAAATCTATTCTTGAATTCACTATTCAAGCAGGATATTCCAAAAACAGGAATTTGGACAACGAGTACATATACGGCTACTATCGATAGCGAAAGTAAGTATCTTGGACACAAGGCTCTTAAAATTATAGGTCTGAATCCATCTGGCCGTGATGGAGGTAATCCCAAGGTTACTTATCCAGCTCTGGGTCAATTCGGGAAAGTAATTCCCGGAAGTACGACTAATCAAGATGTAATCATTAGTTTTTATGCTAAGGCAAATAAAAATGGAATAATGCTAAGATCTCGATTAGGGAATATCGGATATAAAACTGGAAATGTGACATTGTCGACAGAAATTAAACGATATGTTGTCCATATTCCAAAAGGTTGGACAAACGAATCCAAGCAGACCACAAATGAATGGTTGTTCAATTTCAACCAGGAAGGAACCGTTTGGATTTGGATGCCGAAGTTTGAAATAAGCGATGTAGATACTTCTTATTCAGAAGCTCCTGAAGATATAGAAGGTCAGATTTCAACAGTTGAATCGACCTTCAAACAACGAGCCAACTCACTCGACGCTGGTGTAAGCCGTCTGACTGAAGGTCTTAGAACTAAAGTGGATATCAGCGCACTCAACGTGACTGCTGAAAATATTAGGCAGTCGGTGAAGAGTCTTGAGACAGACACGCAGAACAAACTAAATCAGAAGTTGAGTCAGGCTGAATTTGAGGTGCGAGCTGGCTCTATCCGTCAGGAAATCCTGAACGCAACCAAGGATAAAGCAGATAAGACTTTAGTTGTATCTGAAGCTGGGAAATTGCGTGAAGAATTTTCAAAAATGAAGGTGGGAGGACGGAATCTATGGATAAAATCCAAGACGGTTGGAGCTGTAATTGAAAAATTACCTGAAAACCACGTCACAGGTCAAAAAGAATGCTATAGGCTAGAGAACAACTCTACTTTAATGTTCAACATTGAACCAGATTTCAGCTCAAGGTTGTATCAAAAAGTTACTTTTAGCGCTTGGGTCAAGTACGAAAATGTAGTCCAAGGTCGAAATTTTTGGAATGTATTTAATTGCTTCAAACATTATCTTTTTAGAAAAAATAGTGAGACCGGAGTACAGAGTGGTCCAGATTATGCTACGCTTGGTATGTATAAAGGTTCGGCAGATTGGAAATATATTACATTCACTTATGACTACTCTGAAAAAACAAATTTTGATCAATTGAAGACATCATTGCGATTCAATCTTGAAGGTGCTACAAGCGGTACAGCTTGGGTAACAGGAATCAAGGTTGAAATCGGTAGTGTGGCGACGGACTGGAGTCCTGCGCCTGAGGACGCTGATGGTCTCATCACTGAAGCTAAGGCTACCTTTGAGCGGACAGCTCAGGGCTTGCGAACCGATTTATCAGCTATTCAGGAATATGTAAATAAAGACGGTCAGCGACAGGAAGCCCTACAGCGCTATACTCGTGAGGAGAGCACGAGACAAGCGACAGCAGTCCGTGAGCTGGTCAATCGTGATTTCGTTGGTAAGGCTACTTATCAAGAAGATGTTAAGGGTATCAATCAAAGGATTGAAGTTGTTAAAACTAGTGCGAATAAAGACATCGCTAGTCAAATCGCTAGCTATCGTCAATCTGTAGATGGTAAGTTCACGGATATTTCAAGTCAGATAACTACTTATAAGCAAGATGTGGGCGGTCAAATCAGTGGTCTATCAAATAGACTTACAAGCAGTGAGCAAGGAACCACTACTCAGATTTCAAATCTTTCAAATCGGATAAACAGTAATAAGCAAGGCACAGATAATCAGATTTCAAATTTAAAGACTCAGGTCGCTACAAACAAGGATAATGCTGAACGACAAATGGGTAGAATATCTGATCAGGTTTCTGCAAACAAAGCGAATGCTGATAGTCAATTTGCGAATGTGACCAATCAACTAGCGTGAAAAGTAGAGACTACTGACTTCCAGCGTGTTAAGGAAACCAGTAAACTTTACGAGCGAATTTTGGGCAATACTGAAAATGGAATTGCGGATAAGGTTGCTCGCATGGCTCTGACCAATCAACTGTTTCAGGTTGAGGTTGGGAAGGTTGCCAAAGGTGGTCGAAATTATATCAGAAATGGTCAATTTAAGAACGGTTCGAAAAACTGGCTTGAATATCAATCTGTTAATTTTGGTTTGAATTTCAACTATCAACACTCTCAAAATCCTAATAATCGAAATCGTCCAGGACTACACTTCTATCACGATTCTCAAGATGTTGCTAATTTTTTTGGAATTCAGCAATCTTTTGCATTTGATGGTATTCGAGGGGAAAAGGTTAGTGTATCTCTGCTTGTTTCGAAAGATGGTGGCGATAGCAACAGTGGCTTGAAAGTCGCTTTGCACTACATCAAAAACAAAAACATTATTGGGCAAGAGTGGCAAAATATCCCAAGTCCACAAATAACATCGAAGTATAAGCGTTTCACATTTACGTTTACTTTATCAGACGATGTAGAGAATCTGAATTTGATGTTGTTTGGTGAAAAAGGGAAGACCATCAACCTCTATGTTACAGATGTTCAACTCGAAAGAGGTTCTGTCGCGACGGACTACAAAGAAGCTCCTGAAGACACGGACGAAGCGATTCGCTCTGTTCAAAGCCAACTAACTGGCTCATGGGCAGTTCAAAACATCAACTCGGCTGGAGATATCATCTCTGGAATCAATCTTGGCGCCAATGGACATAACCGCTTTGTTGGGAAATTGACCCACATCACTGGAGAGACCCTGATTGACAGAGCAGTCATCAAGTCTGCCATGGTTGATAAGCTCAAAACGGCCAATTTTGAAGCTGGTTCGGTCACGACTACGATATTAGACGCTGAAGCGGTAACTGCTGAGAAGTTGAAAGTTGACGATGCGCTTATTAGAAAATTAACTGCAAAAGATGCTTTTATTGACCGACTGACATCTAAACGTATCTTCTCTACTAAGGTTGAGTCCGTCATTTCTAGCTCAACCTTCCTAGAAGCCTATCAAGGCCGAATCGGTGGATTCACACTTGGTCAATTTGACCAGGGTGGCGGTCGCTGGATTTCAGGTGTCAATCAGTTCTCTGTTGGTATGGGGAATGGTGCCGGGTATGGAGTCCGGACAGCCTTCTGGGCGAACTGGGGAAATAATTGGAACTATGCCGGACCTAAAGCATGGAACGTCAATACTGATGGGAAAATGTACTGTAGGAATGAAGTCGGTTTTTATGATCAAGTGGATTTTTCGAATTCATCGAGAGCAAACTTCTATGGGAATACTACTTTTTCTCGTTCTCCTGTGTTTTCAAATGGTATCGAACTTGGAAGTAAAGATGTGCTTGGTGATGGTTGGAATCCCAAAGGCGGAAGGAATGCGGTTGTTTGGTGGAATCAGGTCGGTAGCGGTAGCGTGAAGTATTGGATGGAACAAAAATCAGACAGACGCTTAAAAGAGAACATCACAGATACAGCTGTGAAAGCCTTGGACAAAATCAACAGATTAAGAATGGTTGCATTTGATTTCATCGAAAATAAGAAACATGAGGAGATTGGTCTAATAGCTCAAGAGGCTGAAACCATCGTTCCAAGAATTGTCTCACGAGATCCTGAGAATCCAGATGGCTATCTACATATAGACTATACCGCTTTAGTTCCTTACTTAATCAAGGCTATTCAAGAATTAAATCAAAAAATAGAAAAAATGGAGAAAACAATAGCATGAATAACAACATGTTGACCAATATCGCACTTAAAGCAATTCAGGAGCTTGCTCTTGAAAATAGAAAACGAACACACAGATTGGAGAACTTAGAAAATGAACACAGAACAGCTTAACCAAGCCTTACAAATGACAATTCGTGAAATGTCAACAACTTCAACAAATTCGATGATTACAAGTAATATCTTGAGTATTCAGTTGAATGAGCAAAGGGAAGAGAATCAAAGACTTCAAGCACGAGTGGATGAGCTGGAAGCTCTGCTTGATGAACAAACTAAACCAGCAGACAAAGGAGAATAGACATGGCAGAAACAATTCAAAACACAGATAACTTGCTAGACCTTACAAAAATCACAGAACCATTTGATCTTGCGAGTGCTTTGCGCTACATGAAAGAAAATGGAGAGTTCATTCGTTGCAAGAATGTAAGCGATGACTTCTATATGTATCGTGACGTTCAAAAACGTCCTGTGATCGTAAATGGCCGTCGCCAATTCAAGGATGTTGAAACCGTTTGGGCATTCAACCAGTGGGGTGGTACAATCGCAACAATCAACGTAGCCGTTCTGTTGAATCATGAATTCTATATCATGAAATTTGATGCAGAGGGCAATCCTGACTGGACGGTTCCAACGGTAGAACCTAAAGAATAGGAGGTTGTATGCCAATTGAAGAAGCTGAAAAAATCGCTCAAAGTCAGGTAGCTTGGGCGATTTTGTTTATCTTGCTTTTTTTTATTATCATTCGATATCTTATCAAGACTTCGGACAAGCGAGAGAAGAAGATTATGGATTTGCACGAGCAATCAAAGGCCGACTCTAATAGACGAGAAGAGCGTTTGATGACTCACCTAGAAAAGACCACTACAGAATTAACCACAATCACTCACACGGTCGGAGACATTCAAAAAGAAATGGTTCGCATGAACGACCGCATGGAAGAAATCGAAAAAGGAGAATAACAAATGCAACAAATTACTGAAATCATCATTGCTTTTGCGACAGGCTTTTTAGCAGTAGCAGTAGGCGGTATTGTAAAAGCAGTAAAAGATTATCTTTTGCGTAAAGGCGGAGAGAAAGCGGTGATCATCGCTGAAATTCTAGCTAAAAATGCAGTTCATGCCGTTGAGCAGGTAGCTGCTGAAACTGGCTATAAGGGAGATGAAAAACTGGCACAGGCTCGCGCTAAAATTCGTGCAGAGCTGACCAAATATAATATCAGTATGACGGACAAGGACTTGGACACCTTTGTGGAGTCAACCGTGAAGCAGATGAACGACGCTTGGAAAGGACAAGAGTAATGGATATCGATAGAAACAGACTACGTACAGGCTTGCCCCAGGTTGGGGTGCAGCCTTATCGACAAGTACATGCTCACTCAACAGGCAACCGTAACTCAACCGCTCAAAATGAAGCTGATTACCACTATAGAAAGGACCCTGAACTAGGGTTCTTTTCACATGTTGTCGGAAACGGTCGCATCATGCAAGTAGGTCCTGTGAACAACGGAAGTTGGGATGTTGGGGGCGGTTGGAATGCTGAGAGTTATGCAGCGGTTGAACTGATTGAAAGCCATTCAACTAAGGAAGAGTTTATGGCTGACTATCGCCTCTATATCGAATTGCTACGCAATCTAGCGGACGAAGCAGGCTTGCCGAAGACTCTTGATACAGACGACTTGGCAGGTATCAAGACGCATGAATACTGTACCAATAACCAACCAAACAACCACTCAGACCATGTGGATCCATATCCATATCTTGCAAGTTGGGGCATTAGCCGTGAACAGTTTAAGCAAGACATCGAAAACGGCTTGAGCGCTGCAACAGGCTGGCAGAAAAATGGCACTGGCTACTGGTACGTACACTCAGACGGCTTTTATCCAAAAGATAAGTTTGAGAAAATCAACGGTACCTGGTATTATTTCGATGGCTCAGGCTATATGCTTTCAGACCGCTGGAAGAAGCACACAGACGGTAATTGGTACTGGTTCGACAACTCAGGCGAAATGGCTACAGGCTGGAAGAAAATCGCTGAGAAGTGGTACTATTTCAACGAAGAAGGTGCCATGAAGACAGGCTGGGTCAAGTACAAGGACACCTGGTACTACTTAGACGCTAAAGAAGGCGCCATGGTATCAAATGCCTTTATCCAGTCAGCGGACGGAACAGGCTGGTACTACCTCAAACCAGACGGTAGCATGGCAGACAAGCCAGAGTTCACAGTAGAGCCAGATGGCTTGATTACAGTTAAATAAATAGAAAGGAAACTTTCTAAATTGTTCTTTCACCGCAGGCTCAGGCTTGCGGTTTTTTTGTTTGCTCAAAAGGGGCAAAAAAGGGGCAAAAGTGTCGTAAATCTCTGTAAAATGATGTAAAAACAT